GCTTTATGGCGGGCATCGTCTAGCATTCTTAAAAAATCTTCGTCCATTATGTCGATACCGAGGCCCTCGGAATTGGTGCGGCATTTCTTGCACTTGCAATCAAATTCCTCGTATCTGAAATATCTTAGTTCCATATTATCGAACAGGCTGCGACAAAGATAATTATATCGGCAACATCCGCACGGCCATACTCGCGCGCCTTATACGTTGCGTTCACTAACACAGTCGCTAATATAATCCAAATCATTTTTGGAGCTTTGCAAGCATTAACTCGATTTTGTGGACGGATGCCAATAGTTCTTTCATGTCGCTCTTTATCTCGTTGCTGTCAATTTCAAGCTGGATCACCCTGCTTTTAAGACGCGCCACCGTGCTGTTGAGGTTTACCCATACACCAACCAAACCCGCCGCCACTGGCGCAACCACTGCAACAAATTCCCATTCCATCACTTCTCTTTTTTCTGTATTATATACCAATTCGAATTGTGGCACAAGATAGTGACGCCATCATAAGCCCTATTAAAATCGTAGGACGTTGCGCCGTCGATAGTTACGCCTGTGTCGCCTGTATTGGGTCGCAGGCTTACATATTGATTTGCGGCTATTGTGCCATCGCTATGGAATTGAATGCTGCGCCCCTCGTTATCTGCAACCAGCGGCAAATAAATAATGCTTGCACCGTTGCCGCCTTGCCACGTGTTCATGATCATATAGTCAATCGGCCGCACGTTGTACGTTGTGCCTGTTCGATTTGTTACGGTGGCGGTTCTGTACTGCACGCGCGAGCCGTAACTATCCTCACCAATTAATAACGTCCTGTTCAGCGCATCCGTCGCTCCTGTAACACCTAGGCCGGGATTGTGGGTTATCGGGTCCACCACGTCGATGGCGTCGCCTATGGCCGTCGTAACGGTCGAAGCATCTCGCGCAACTAGAAACGCCTCTAATTCGGTTTCGATGGATCGCGCTGTAAAGGTCAATTGAAATAATGCGAAGTCGCCGGCTGTGTCGTCCAGCACTTGCCACATCTTTAAATCACTTCCGTACACCGTGCCGCGTTGTATCGGTGTGCTGATCCGCTGGCCTGCTAGTATCTCCTGCACGCCTAGCCGGTTAATCCCTAACCCTGTACCCGTGTAGTTTAAACTGTGCCACTGCGATACAGGGCCGGACAATCCGCCCCCTATGATTTGTAGTACACCGTCAGCGTTCTGCGTTTCTCCGTCACCAAACAAGCAAAGTCCTTGGTCAATCTCAGCGCGTGCCGTGTCGCTGTTGGTAGCTGTAAAAATAACCTCATCCCCTAGCGCGTTGTTGCCAAGGAGATCAGCACGCAAAACAACGATTTGAAAATCTGCCGTTGATGTGTTCACTAGCGTGCCATCGAATCCGCCATCATCATCAATGCCCACAATGGTCACACTTAAATCCATTCCGGTCTGATCACTTGGCAGCGGTGGCGTATTAATTACAATCGGCATGGTAATTTCACCGCCTTCGTTCCTGTTGAATACGTAGCTTACGACTTCGTAATATTCCGGCGTCGCCGTCCATTGTGGAGTACTGTAAACGTGCGAAGTGTATTCAAGTACACCCTCATCCAACGCGCCGAGTTGAAAATCTAAAGTTGTTTCTGTGAACTGTGCATCCCGTTGCAGGTACTGCGTGCCCACCTTAACAAGAAAGCGAAGCATGACACGCGCCACAAGGTCATCGCCGGTAGCTACGCCGTCGCCAGCATATGAATAATTAAATGTGCCGGTGATTAAAAATTCGGTGTCCTGCAAGTAGTCTATATCTGTATCCTCTAGCGTGTTGCCGAATTCGGTTTCGGTGTAAAGGTTGTCGTAGATGAGCGGGTAATTGCCATTGTATTTGCGCGTGCGCCGCACTTCCTTTAAAGGTGCAAGGCCGCTGTACTGGTATCCGCGTAGCCGTTCCAGTGTTGAATCAAATGCACGCGCTGCGCTATATGTGTCCTGTGTTATATCCGTGCCGTCTTTTTGCTTGCCTTCTACCGTTAGCGTCGTACTTGCCTGCTGCGCGCCCAATGGTAAGAACCACCAAACGCCTTCGCTTTGAAACAGTCGGGCGTTGAATACCTTGGTAAGGCTTTCGAGTATTTCAAAGGTTGAATAGTATTGATTCACTCCGTTGCTGTCTGGGTTGCCTAGCCCTAAACTTGAAACGCGTGCATCTATCAATTGATTGCTACCGGTGTAATCCACCGCGAAAAAGTCGTTCACATAGTACAAAAAATCTTCCGTACTCCATAGATGAGTCGCCCGTGTGCGGTTCAAACATTCCAGCAGCATGGTCGGCACATCTAACAAGCCCGTCGAATCGTGCTTAACGTATTGCAAATTACCAAGGTCGTCGGCTGCTGTTAACGTGTTTTGAATAGGCTGGTAATCGTATGGCCGTGTGACCTGCTCCGGATACAATACCCCAAACCAGTACGGACTATTTACCCCGTCCGGATCTTTGTACACGCTCACCGAAAAACGCAGCTCCGGCGTCGTGGTCAGCAGGTCCATGAACGTTGTGTGAATGCTGGTTTCCTCCGTCAGCGTAAAGGTTAATTCACTACCTATGACGCCCTGCAAACGGTCTTCATTGTTGCCGGTGTATGTCAAAACAAATCCATCTGCACCGAGCTTAAACGTGCCCGCCGTGCCGGTGAAATCTGCATCGTGGATATTCAATCGGTAGTCCGTGCCGAGGTCATCGGTAAACTCTGCGTATAGTCGTATTGGATCAGCCATTTAAAATCCTCTTACTCGGTTTCGGTCGATTGCATTGCGCTCACTGGTTAGGAGTATATCTCGGCCTGAAATCTTGCCGGTGACCTGTACGCTTTGCCCGCCCATCATACTCTGCAATTTGTCAAGCGGCGCGATTACTTCCGGATTGTGCTGTGCGCCTGAGTACTCACCCACCTGCGCGATGACCGGCCCGCTTACGATGCCACCGCTGGCCATCTGCGGAATGCCAAAGCCGCCGCCTATAAACTTACCGAGTCCGCCCTTTACTAAACTACTGCCCGGCATAAGCACGGATAGAATAGCAAACTGCGCTATCAGCGAAGCCAGCTGAATCAACATCTGCTTAATCATATTACGCATTACCTCTTCAAACGTTGCCGTTCCATCAATGATGCTCCTGAATGTGCTATCGATAAAGTTCGCCATGCTTTGGGCGATGCTGTTGATTTGGTTCTTAACAAGGTTCGTGCGCTCGATGACCTTATCAATGTCCTCTTCGTCGAGATCGGCATCGTCTATAAATTCGATGTCTTCAAATTCAAGGTCCGCCTGAACGGTCACGGTTCCCGTTGGTGTTGGTGTTACCGCTGCACCTGCACCGCCGCCGCTAATGGCTGACGGTATTAAATTAGTCAAGCCGCCCAATGTGCTTAACGCATTGGCTACGCTTTCTTTTGTAACCAACTCCAACGGCTCACGCTCCAGCTCCGTATTGACAGCGGTTGTAAAGTCCTCGGCTGCCTTTGTACCAAACTCGGCCATGCGATCCGCCGCGTTGGTGAATGCGTTGCTAATGGCGTCGCCTATGTTTGATAGGTCACCGCTCAGAACCGCGCTAATGATTGTGCCAAGGTCTTGGAATGCACCGATAACCGCATCCACCGCGAACAGGAAGAAATCGAATACAACTTGCACCGTGCCCTTTATGCCGCCAATGATACCACGCAAAAGGCTGGACTCATTGTATAGCGTTATAAAGTAATTGATGACGTCGGTAATGTATGGCGCAATCTCATCGGCAAAGGTTACAATCGCGATACCCAAACCGACGACGGCAGCAATTACCAAACCGATCGGCGAAAGCAATGCCATAAATCCTTGTATCAATGACGGTAGTATAACCAGCAGCGGGCCGAGTGCGGCCGCGATACCTGCACCGATAACCATGAACCTCTTAACTTCAGGGCTAAGGTTTTGGAAGGTGGCCAGCATATTCTTTAGGCCGTCAATGACCGGCGGAAGAAATTCCATTATAATCTTACCGAATTCCTCCTGCAAATCGCCAAACGAATTGGCAAGTTGCTTCAGTCCACCCGTGCCCGCCTTCGCTGCTGCCTCGGCTGATCCGCCGTATTGCTTTTCCAGCTCGTCAAGTATAACCGTTTGCGCCTCGGCCAGTCTGCCGCTTTCGGTCAGGCTTTTAATCACCGCCTTTTGATCCTCGCTGAACTGGATACCCGACCGGCTCAACGCTGTCAGGTTTGCAATCGGATCGTTCAGCGCTTTACCCAATTGAATGGATGCGCTTTTTAAGTCGCCATCTAAACGCGTGGCAAGATCTAGCGCCACCTTTTGCGTGCGTGTAAACTGATCGCCGGCGATATTAGTGAACGTCAGCAGCTGCGAAGTTGCATCCTTTAATATCTCTTCATCCCCGAATATGGTTTTCGTTTGCAAGTCGCTCGCCATCTGCTGCAACTGCTTGGAAGTAAAGCCAACGGTTGCGCCGGTAGACTTCAAACCTGCCTCAACCTGTGCAATAGCTTTGGCCTGCTGGTCGAATGCTTTCACCGCTGTAAAGCCTAGCGCCGCGATCGGTGCGGTCAGCCCCATGGTCATCGACTTGCCAAGCTTCTTGGTGTTCATACCAAAGCGCTGCATCTTTTTCATAGATGAGCCAAGCGCCTTATCAAATTGCTTTGTCTGCGCTCCTATCGTTACGATTAAATCGTTCAGCTTTGCCATTGATCTCTTTCTAGTATTCGCTGCCTGAGTTCTTCCTTGTTCAGTTTACCGGCCTTGGCCTTTGGTTTCTCCCATGGGAATTGCATCAGGTCCTTAGGCTGCAATTTACGCCCTTTTTTTAGGTGGGGTTGCATGATCATTGAACCAAGCCACCGCGTGCGCTCCCACTCCATACGTTCGCGTATCTCTTCGCTTTCTCTGTTGGCGTCAAGTGCTAGGCTTACCTCGCCGAATGTCATCGACCAAAACGCAGAAGGGGACAGGCGTAAAATGCCCATCCCCATCCGTATAATATCCGGCCAGCCAATCGGCTTATCCGTGCCGTCTATGCTTTTTTTTCGCTGCTATATTCGCCGAGTGCGTCAAAGCATTGGGTGACGTGTTCCAGCGTTATATGATCTTCGAACGTCATCAGGTCCATTTCAAACTCCTGACCTTCAAAGCTGCATCCACATTCAACACCGACAAAGCAAAGGAAGGCACAAGCGTCTGCGCTCAGCTTCGACGGATCGGATAGGCTGAACACATTGACTTTTGTTTTACGCTCGAATTTCTTCAGCGCCTTCATGCTGTACCGCACCGGGTACTCCGTGCCGTTTACTTCGATCATGAGGCGACCGTGTCAGTAATTGCACCGGTCAATTCAAAGGTAGCTGAATACGTTGCTGTGTCTTCTGTGCCGCCTGACTGCTCAAGGCTGGTAATAATTGCGGACGCGCTAAAGGAAAGGTCGCCAGTTACCTCAGTAGCTTTTGAGAATTTCACGGTAACGGCTGTGCGTGCCTCCCATGCAGTCCACAAATCCGTTACGTCCTTGTTTGAATCTGCGTCCGTGTAATCAATCAAACCGCTGACGCTGATTGATCCGCTGCGTACTCCACCGAGCAGCTCACGAAATCCCGCGCTGTCCTTTGTAGTGATGTCGATGGTTTCGACGTTAAGGGAGAGGCTGCAATCGGTTGCCGCTGCGATCAACGTGCTATCAATGTAAACGCCTAGTTCTGTACCGTTAAAAATGGCCATTTTATTCTTCTGTTAAATCGTTATTATCTGAGTCTTTCTTTTTCTTTGGGGCGTCGAGGTATCCCTTTGCTTTTAGTTCTGCGGCAAAGTCAGAAGTAACCGACGGCGTTGCGCCTTTCTTCCAATTGTTACCGCGTAGCTTGCACGCCTTTTGAATTGTGACCTTCATGGGTGCAAGTTAATCAATTTCAGGTTGATCCGGAAACCATCCGTTTTCTTCCATGTACTCCTGCGTTCTTATCGTCGTTGTGCTTGGTACAATATGCCCAAACGGGAACTTTGAATTCACTTGCACGTAACTACTCAGGCTGTACCGCTCATCGTTCGACAGCTCAGGGAAGCAAGCAACAAGGCGTTCAAGCGTTGCCGCGGGGCTAACGTGGATGATAAAGTCCGTATCCACTTGCAAGGCGTTCTGCACTCCGTCAGGGTGTACGACAATACCGAACACGGCTGAATCTTTCTCCCAATCCGATTGAATGAGAACGGGTCGAGAGATGTTGTACAGCTCGCGCGTGATTTGCTTCGCCCGTGCTTCGCTTGTCTGCGTGTCCGTTGGTAGGACTATGATATAACCGTTCATGAATAGATGTCGTAGAAGGTGTTAATGTTGGACTTAATGTCGGCGCGGCTCGAAATATGCGTTGACGCATTCCACAAAATAAATTCTTGATAAACAGCGTTCACAGGATTTGACCCTAGGCGTTTACCAAATTCAAGTCCAGCCGTTACTGCTACCGTCGTAGTTAAAGCATCCACGTTTTCGGTATTGTCTACGCTGTAAATTTTATTCGTGCCATCGTATGAGAACATCGCTAAAGTTTGCGCCCCACTTGATACGCTTAAAGCATCATCATTACCTTCCAAGCTAAATCGATAGCTTGTTTGAAAGTTCAATATTTCTAAGCCGTCATTGCTGCTTGCTAAATTCGTGAAGTATCCGAAGCCGCTGCTTTTCGTTGCGCCTATCAATGATAATTGGAAATTACTACCACAATCCACGGACGATTCCAAAACATCGTCTGTCCCATCTGTTTGTATAGCAGGCTTACCGTTCTCCAATATTACCCCGTTCGTGCCGTCGTAAATCTTCGGCATTTGCGAGGTCGTGGATTGCGTTGCATCGTTTCCGCTTCCGCTCTGGTCGTACCAAGTCCGTACAAATCCGTCATTGCTTCCGCAGTGCGTAGCCAGTGCAGTAGTATCTAACTCGTCGTTAGAAAATCCAATGTCCGCGTAGCTGCTCCCGTTGTAAACTTCTACCGCGTCACCCGTGTAAGCCGTGCGAAGTTTCCGCAAAGAGTAAGCCGCAGCCGCTCCCGTGTACGTGTCCAATAATAAATTGGCTGCGGTTACTTCCTCCCACGATTGCGCCAAGGTGAACGGAGGCGTGCCATACGTTGCGCCGTCCTCGAATGCGTCAAAAACCGCAACCGTATCCGCGTAAGCTGTATCGTCTGCAAATGTGTGAATTAAAGTGTAATCGCCTATTACATCGTCGTCACTGATAAAGCCCGTTTTGTGGTAAATCTTTCGAACGATTACTTTGCCCGCTGCTGGCGTGTCGCTGGAAGGGTCGATAAAAATACCGTCGCCTTCTGACTTGACACTATACCCGCGTTCAAAAGAAACGCTAGGCATTTGCAAACCTGTTTCAACCTCATCTTCGAAGCGGTTGGTGTAACTTACCAACGATTTAAATGCGCCCGCTGTAGCGTCGTATATAAGCGCCTGATTGCCTGCCGGCGTGCCTACTATTGTAACGTCGCTCAAGTCGTTTAAATCCGTAGGTACTGCGCTTGTATCGGCCTTTGCGTTCAATGCTGTTTGTGTTGCCGTGCTTACCGGCTTATCCGCGTCGCTTGTATTGTCTACGTTGCTAAAGTCTGCGCTGTTCGCCTTGGCGTTTAGCTCTGTTTGCGTGGCTGTACTCACCGGCTTCGCTGCATCGCTGGTATTGTCCACGTTGCCCAATCCTACCTCGCTCTTAACGATGCTGTCGTTTGTCCATTCGCTGCCGTCGTACTTCAGTACGTCTCCCGTTTCCGGTCCGCCCTGTCCGAATTGTACGTCCGTCAATTGCCCCAACTGCGTCACGCCGCCCGCGTCGTCTGCCGGTTGCCATTCCTGTACGGATGCATCGTAGGCAAGTACCTGCCCGTCTGTTACACCTGTTACGTCAACATCGTACAGGTCGCCAATCTTTGCACCCGTCACCGGTGTGCCTTGCGCTATGGTAAAGTTGTCGCGCTTGATCCGAAATGTAAACGTAAGCACCTGAGCAAATCGCCGGGGCGCGTCGATCGTGTCAATGTCCACGTCATTGAATTGGATGCTCTCCACGTTCACGCCGTTGTATGTGCCGCTAACGCGATCCAATGCACCGCGCACTTTGTCGCCGAGATCAGCAGCCAGTGCATACGTATCGGCATAGCAAAGGAATTCAAACCGTACTTCGTCGAGCTTACTCGGCCCGTCGTGCGTGTCTTCAGGCGCTACGCTTTGCAGCTGGTAAACGATGAACGGCGTTGCGGTTTCCTGCTCGGCTACCTCCGGGAATACGTTCACCCCAACGATGTCGGTGACGTCTGTGTTTTGCGTCAGTATTACGTACGCGGCTATTCCTGCATTCATTTCTTTCCTTTGTTTCGTGCGACTTTGTCAATCTGAAATTTATACTTCTTACGCATCTTCTCAAACGCCTCGCCGCGCTTGTTTGCAATCGACCGACCGAATACGCCTTTGTTGCGGTTGTTGCCTTTTATATACTGATCATCACCTTCTACGATGTTGGCGAACCATCCATCGCTATCTTCTGACACTTTTCTACCGACACGCGGCCCAACCCAATAAGTACTTTTTTGCTTATCAATAAGCCAAACCTTAACAGATCGCCGTAATGTGCCGGGCAAAATGTCAAAAGGTTTCTGATTAGTACGACGAACGCGAATAGTTTCCTTTGCGTCAACAATGTTGTTCAACATCTCATCCTTGTAAATCTTACCGACTGCGCGATGGATTCGCTTTTGTATTTTCGGATCGGTAACCTGTTTACGCAGCTGCTCGAATTGTTTTAGTAGCGGCTTAATGTCTGCGCCGATTCCTTCAAAGCCAACCTTACCGCCTTTCTGCTCAAGTGATCCCTGTGCCATGTGTTCCGGTTATTTCGCAAAGCAAGATAAGCTGGTCATTGCGCCCAACTTCCTCGATGCCTTGAATGGTGTACGTGTTGCTGTTGTAGATAACGCGGTCCGCTGGATTGATTGCCCGCGTGTCCGTGCTGCTGCGGATTTTAAACCGTAGCCGCTGGACGGGTGTATCTTGATCGCCCGTTATTTTTTCCGCCATACCTTCGCCGGCCTTCATCAGTTCAGCCCATACGGTTACGAGCGTAGCCCATGCCGGTACGCGCTCACCGAATGCGTTGGTACTGGTCGTGTAGTTCTGCACCTCTATACGCCGGTCGCTTTGTCCTATTCTCATACTGAAGTAATAACGCGGTACGGATTCAAAATAGAATAAAGGCCGAGCGGTAACGTGGTGGCAATTGTACCCGTCACAACCGGCTGGCGCTGCTCGTATAGGTGCGCCACCATCCAACGGATTGCGGTAATCATCGGCTTTGGAATTGTGGCCTCTGAATAACCGACGTTCATATTCACCTGCACCGCGTTAAATGTATCGTCATAAAGATCAGGCACGCTGTCGAATGTGATCCGCGCGGCTTTGGTTTTTATATCGGCCCACCACTTCGCTGTTGCCAGCGTCTGCGTGCTGTTGGCTGTGTCCTTGTACTGCACCGAGGTAATGGAGTTCACCGGGCCAATGGGTAAACGGACGTTATAAAAATAATCGATATACCCCACGGCGGTAACGTCACCCATGCGCGTATTGCAATAGTCTTCAATCCACGCAATCGATGCATCCCGGTACGCTTCTATTAGTGTATCCTCGTCGGTGTGATCCACTCTCAAATGCTCTTTAAGTTGCGCCACGGTTATAATGCTATCGAGGTCGGGCGTGCCTGTTATTTCTACGGTCATCATGTCGCTAAAATACGGACAAAAAAAAGAGGGGCCGAAGCCCCCCTTTCCAAACAAATAACCCAACCAAATTATCCATTCAAGTGGTTCGCCAAAGAAAGCGCACCCGGCTGTCGCAAATCGAAGTCGAAGAAACGGTTCACGTGCAATGCAATCTGTGCAGTGCCTGCATCGCTGTACGGGTCAACAAGCAAATCGATGCCACCAAAGTAGGCAAGGATAGCACCCTGTGCGAAGTTTCCGAAAATCATTGAACCTGCTGCGGCTGTTGTGCCATCGTTCAAAAATCCGTCAACCAAGTAAGGAGTCGCGACTGCGTTGTACATATTGAACTGGCCGTTGTCCCACAAAGGTGTAACGCCTGAAACCTGTGCCAAAACCTTTGAAAGGCCGTAAGCACCGGGCGACATTACGTAGTTTGCGCCGGCAAGGTTTGCACCTGCTGCAAGTGCATCCTCTTCCATCTGGTTCACGATTGCAGTAGTTAACGCTGTGTCAGTTACGCTTGACTGATTCACGGCAGTAGATGCGCAAATAGTGTCAAAAGCATAATCGTCTACGTAGGCGTTCATGGCTGCGGCCAACTCGTTAGCAATCAAAGCGTCAACCTCTGCACCGCCCTGCAAAACAAGTTGCTTGCTGTACTTGGTGTTAGCTGCAACACGCTGTGGCGACAAGCTCAACTCATCCATTTCCATGGTAGAAGCTGCATCGGCTGAAACTTCTGTTTCACCTGTTCCGACTGCTTTGTTGCTCACACGTGGAAACTGAAGGTTTCCGGTAGCGTTTCGAATCACTGTCGTGCCAAGTCCTTCGACTACGGTAGGCGCGCGCAGTGCTTCAATCGCAGCAGGTACAACAGTAGGAACAAATCCTGAACCGTCGCCGCTTCCTGCTTGGAAGTCGTCAGCAGCTCCAGCACGCAACGCGATGGAAGGAATTGCAATTTGTCCGGCCATCTGCAAGCCTTGGCTTCGTGCTTCCTTGCTGGCTTCACTTGCCCACTCTGCTTCTGCACCTTCCAAGTTTCGACCGTTTGCAACTGCAGCGACTGCACGGCTTAAGCTGAAAGAACTATTCACGCGCTCAACTTCGCGCTGCTCGGATGCGCCAGCTGTACCGCTCTGCGCCATTCGTGCAACCATATCCTGTTCGCGTGTTTTGTGCTTAATCTTAACGTCCAAGTCCTGCATCATGCCGTCGAGCTTGTCGCATCGCTCTTGTTCTGCTTCTGTCATAACGCGGCCTTCTGAGTCCGCCTTTTGGCCAATGGCTACGAATTCCTCGTAGTTAGCATTGCGTTGGCCTTTCAAATCGTTTAAAGTCATCTTAGTAATATTTTGCGTAAAGTTACGCGGTTCTGTTTTTATCGCTTCAGGTTCTGCACGCTTCTCCGCTACGGGTTCCGCTGCTACCTGTTCTTCTTTCAATTCCTCCACTTCCTGCGCCGCCGCTGCCATGTTACGCGCGTATACTGATGCCGTCGGGCTTGCTGGGTATGTAACCGCCGACGTATCCAATAGTTTGCCCACCTTGGTAATTGTTCGCGTGCTGCGGTCCTCGCTCCATTCGTCCGCCTCGATTGTAAAGGCAAACGAGCTTTGTGATATATCGCCGCGCTTAATGAGCTTGTACAAATCGCGCCCGTCCTGCGTGTCGGCAAGTGCCGCGCGATACTTCAAACCCTGATCGTCAACGCTCAACTCTAACGTGCCGTTGGTCGTTCGTGCCAATGGTGCGCCGGTATGGTTAAGCAAAAACCGAACGTCGTCTTCCATGACGTTATCAAACGCTCCGCGTGCAACGGTTTCTTTGAAGTAACCTAAATCGTACTCTACTTCGAAGTTACTGGCATAGCCTTCCACTACTAACGAGTCATCGCCAGCGGCCCGCACTTCTGCCGTGCGCAGTTCTACGTTTTCACCGTATTGGCTGCGCAGTTCTTCCGTGCGCTTATCTTCTTTATTCTCCATTGTTCTGTGTTTCTGAAACTTTATCGGAATAAGCGCCAAGCCTATCCAGTGCAATTTGATTCACGGGGACGCTGTGGGTATCCCCTCCGTCCGTTGGGTTTAGTTCTTCCTTGCCTCTGACTTCGTTAATACTTAGCACGCCATTATTCAACATCTTCGTATAGAAGTCTGCGCGGCTTTGCATATCGCCCCGGTACAAATCGTTGAGATTAAACTTGCTGTATATCTGTGGACGCTCCCGTGACTGGATTAACTTCCTGTCAATCTCCTGCTCGATGCGTTTCGCCCAAGGTGCAATGGTGTGCCGTGCGAATTGTAAGTTCTGCTGTTCGACGTTGTTGTAAGTCGTTTGGCTTTCAAGCTGTACCAATGTAGGGGGCACGCTAAAAATGCGGCATATCTCTTCAGCCTGAAATTTGCGCGTTTCGATAAATTGCGCCTCGTCGGGGCTGATGCTAATCCGCGAATATTTAAACCCAAACGGCAGCAGCTTCGTGCCAGCCTGTTGTGCGGCCTTGTTCCAACTGCCCTGAATTATATCCATCTGCTCCTTTTTCAAAGGCTGGTCGCTGGATAATATCCCCGTCATTTGTCCGCCGCTACCAAAGTACTCAGCGCCGAAATCCTCGGCGGCTTTTGCGAGTCCTAAATTCTCACGGTGCAAACGGATCGGCGACTTCCTTTGTAGGTTGCAAATCTCCAGCATATTCTCCGGCTGCACGATGCCCACGTTTCGCACGCTGTAAACGATTTGCCCGTTCACGTTCTTCCGGTCTACGTCGTAAATATCAACGCAGGTCAAACTAGTAACGTACCCACGGCCATCGCGCTCAATCAGTGCATACCCTACGCCGTTAATAACTGCATTGCTGATAACCGTTTCCCAAAAGTCGAATGCCGTTTGGTATTCGTTGGGCTTGTATTTGATAACGTCATAAGCCGGATGAACGTTCGCCGGTTCTATCTCTCGGCCGATGCGTTCGTACACCTCTAAGTCAAGGCTCGCCAAGGTGCTGGCTATCTTGTACACGCAGGCGTAAACCGTCGAGATCGTGAGCGCCGTATTCTCGTTTATGTTCGCACCGCTCACCGTAGTGCCGTAGATGCCTAGGTCGTTCGCCAAGGTCTGTGAATCGTACTTGCCTACGCGATACCTCAAAAGCGCGTTTAATCTGTCGCGAAGTGTTGCCATATGGTTCGCAATTTACTACAGGGAAATTATATCAAAATTCTGTTCTACCTCCTGCGGTGTTTTCATGTGTTCGCCGATGCCCATAACCATGGCCACAATAGGGTCGATCTTGCCGCCGCTCTTTTGTTTGTCGGCTTTTATGTTGCCGGCCGGATCCATTTTTAACTCGACGTTTCCAAGCGCCCAACGTAGGACCGGATCGCCATCGTGCCAAACCTTGCCCGTCCTTACCAACACCTCCAGCTGTTTTGTGGGGCTGCTCATAGATACAAAGCCCTGACCGAATGGCGTCAGCGGTACGCCGTCGTCCACCAAGTCAATCGCGATCTGCGTGCTGTTGTATCTGTCGAATGCAATCTTTTCTATTTGGTAGTTATGCATCAAACTGTTGCCGTCTACTTCCTGACCGTCTGGCCGATTCATTACGCCGCTAACCAGCCGGCGAATAGCAGCGTAGTCCGTCACATTACCATCGGTTACGTGTACATTCGGAAGTTCTAGAAAGGTGCGGTAAATATGTCCGGGGTCGCGGTCGAGTACTTGGTCGATGGTATCGCTTGGCATAAAGTAATGGCCGCGTACATGGTAACCGCCTTCGTCCGGGTACACCATCACCAGCGCCGTCATATCCGAAACGCTAGCAAGGTCTAACCCACCCCAACACGGCAGGCCGGTAAGGTCCGCCTCGCGTTTGTTAGCGCTCCATATTTCGTCCTGTATCCAAGTCTTGGAAGCGGTCACCCATTTGTTCAGGTGCTTGGTTTTAAATTCTACCTCACGCGATCCGCCTAGGTTTATCGCTTGTTGTAATTGTGATTCTAGTAATTGCTGACGCAGCGCCACGCCCAACGATGGATTCGCTTTTATCCATGTGCTGGAGTCGGTCCAATCGTCATCTTCATCCAGCTCGTAAATCAAAGCAAATTGTGCTTCATCGTGTTTCACTCCGTCGAGTATTTCCTTGCACGTCTTTTGCATTTCGTAGCATGGAGATTCACGGTTGAAGCCTGCGGTTGTAATTGTAAGGTGTAACGGGTTACGCCGCGCCTGCATACCGGAGCGCAGGACGTTCGCCACGCCGTCCGTTGGGTGCGCGTGGTATTCGTCAATGCCTGCGAAGTGTATGTTGAGGCCGTCGAGTGTATCGCGTTCACTGCTCAGGTAGGTGCATCGTGCGGATAGCTTTGGCGCTTTTATATCGTGCTTTCCGGCCCTTAGGTGTCGCCTGAGTTGCGGCGAAATCGAAACCATCCTTTGCGCTTCGTCAAATCCAATCTTTGCTTGGTCTTTCTTCGTTGCCGCAAAATAAACCTCGGCAGCTTTTTCCTGATCAAAGAAAAGAGCAGCGAGCGCACAACCCGCCATAAGTGTCGTTTTGCCATTCTTCCTAGCCACAGTAATATATGCATAGTTAAAGCGTCTTGTTCCGTCTTCACGAAACCACCCGTAAAGATTCCACAATATAAACTGTTGCCATGGAAGTGGATCGAACGGCTTGCCATCCCATTCGCCTACCGTGTGCCGGATCGCCCTTTGAAAAAATGTAATGTAAGCCGCCGCGGTCTTTGGTCTAAATTCCAAGCCGCGTTCTTCTGCTGTGTCGAGGTCCGTTAGGTAACGCTGGCACGCCTTGGCTACGTATTTGGCTGCTGGTATTTTGCCGGTAACGATGTCGAGCGCGTACCGATGCGCTACACTGTCAAGCATCTTTGAACGTAAGGAGCTGTTCCAGTTCGTCGTCCATTTCAACCTCAACTTCGATGCGCTTACGGGCCGCCGGTGTCATGCCTAATTCCTTCAGCACTACCAAATATTTGGATCGTGATTCAACTAACATCTGATGTTCTGGCCGGTGCTTCGTCATCGTGCCGCCGTCCCTGTTTTTGAATTCGTAGGTGTAACCTTTTTCGTCGATCAGGCTTTGCAGTTCCCGGACCTCAACGGCTAAACACGCGGCCATTGTTAACAGGTCTTCATCCAATTCGCCAATGTGTCGAGCGCTGCGCAGTGCGTTCTTTATGCGCTTATATTCAAGCTTCTGCGTTTCTGTGAGTACGTCCATGCTCAAAGGTAGCGCCAAAACGCAAAGAAAAAAATGAAATAAATCGCCATGGATACTACGGCGATGCAGGCGCTTTTGTCTCAGGTTTTTGCAGGGGGCTACCCCCCGTGCGACTCGCGGCCTGATTTGCTTGCATGGCAAGGTGTGCATAGGCTTTGCCAGTTGCTTACATCAAAGAATTCAGCCCCTTGACGTACTGGAATGACGTGATCCACCACGTTAGCAGGTCCGCCGCACTCGTTACACTCCGGGTTGTTCTTAATAAACGCCAACCGGCTCTTACGCCATGCGTTTGTCCAGTACCTGCGATCTTGTGGCGTGTCGCGCTTGCGTCCTTTGCGCCTCGGATCGGGCGTCTGCTTGCGTGGTATCGTAGGCATTCAACGGTGTTTGTAACCAAGGTGCCCGGTTAGTACGTAAAGCTGATCGCCCACGGTTACGCGCTTATTCCCGTTGTGTCGCTTATCATTTAGCAACCGCGTCCGCTTCTGCCTTAGGTCGTGGATTCTTGCCTCTCTTTGCTGGTCTGTTAGCGATCTCAGGCGTTTGTGTAAGGTGTTGTTCAGCCTCTCGTCGGTAACGTTCGCACAGTTCTCTAAGCTCTTCCATCGCATACTTTCGCGGGCGCTCTGCCTCTCGCATAATCTGCGCAGCTCGTCCACGCTTAAAGCTGTCAAGTCTTTGACCGAAATACCACTGCCGCCCTTGGTCGTACAAATTGCAGGCAACGCACTGCGGGGCTGTGTTTCCGATACCGTCCGCTGGGTCGTGCCAACGGGTGGCCATGTGCCTCCTGCTTGCAAAATGTCCGCAATGGAGGTGCCCAACATGGTGACGTGTGTGGCAGGTAAAGCACTCGGCGAAGCCTTTCGCGTCTGCTGCTCGGTATCTGATCGCTTTGCTGTACCACTCATCGACCTTTTTCTTTAGCTGTGCGTGTGTCTGCTTCCTTGGCATTCCCGTTAATTGCGTCGCTAATGTAATCCTTTAGCAGTTCGCGTTCACGCTTGCGGTTCTTGTATTCGGTGGATTGCTGCACCCTGTGCCAGTTCGCCCTTAGCTTAGTACGGTACGCCTCACGCTGATCGCTGTAATTGTCCTCACACATCTGCCAAAACGCCTCTGTGTGTTTTGTTACACTCGGATGCTCTGAAAACGTACCTGCATGGCTGATAAAGTACTCGCGTTCGATCGGGTGCGGATTGTACCGGCTTGCGCATTCCGCGCCATATACTTCTGTGATTGCGTACCTGCGTGCGTCCATTAGGTCCAACCAAAAGCGCTCTATTTCGGTCATTTTTGCGCTTGTTTCTGTCGTTCGTCCATCTCCTGCCGCTCTGTGTACGTTAAGCGGTCTTCTCCTGCCATCCAATCGGCTGGATGCACCCTTGATGCCACCGGGTTAATTTGAGTGGCGTATTCGGGCTGTAAATGCCTCATTGCTTCCTGCTGCATTCGCTCGGCGTCTTTGCGTTCGTTCTCGCGGATCGTCTGAATAACCGGCTGCTTCAGTTGGTCGTATTTGGTAAAGCAATCGACAAACTGCGCCAATTTCAACCGCTCGTAATACGGCCCAAAGCTTTCTTTGGCCATCATATACAGGCAAAGTCGCCAATCTTCAAGCGTGAAGGCCGGGAACTGCTGTACAAGCTCGTTCACGGTTAGCGCAATGTGCGCCGGCTCGTTTAGTGTCTTATTTGCGTCTATGAAGTCCACGCAACGGCTGATCATACCGACCAGCGCCGCCCGTGTAGCGCTTTCGTTGACTTTAAGCGCCGTTTTCACGTTTGTGCCTTCAAAGCACGCCGCCACTGTCAGGCGCGATACGTCCAGTTCGTGCAAATTCTGCAAGCTGTTCGCGGTTGACGTCTGTTTTAAGGTTTGCCGCTCTGCTGGAGTTAGTTCTGCCGCCTGCGCGCTGTTTAAAAACAAGGCCTTTGTATCCGTTTGCGATACTTCTGTGGATCGCTTCGATTGCGTCGGTTTGGTTGGTGTACTCATTTTGGAGTTGAATTAGTGCCCTTTGTTCACTTTTGGGCGATTTGTACGTAAAACGGTGGTCTGTTTTCTTGTACTCCAACCACTCAGACCATGCGGCCGTGAAGGCTTCTGTCTGCCATGGAAGTACTATCGAAAATTTTTTCCCCTTGTTTTGTAGTGTTTTAGTAATTTGTTTAGTAAGTTGATTAGTACGTGTCCGTTTGCGCCCACCCCCCTGTCCGTTAGCACCCACCCCCCTGTCCGTTTGCGCCCACCCTAAAGTCCGTTTGTGCCCACCCTGTCCGTTTGCAACCACCCCCCTATTGAGGTGGCCGCTTTGGATCAGTCTGTAAATAATCTTTCGGGTACGGTCTTCGCTGATACCGAGCGCCTCGGCTAGTTTGGCGTTCGTCATAAAACACGCCTTTCCATTTTCCGCGAAGCTGGCAACCTCAGCCAATAGGACGCGATCCATGGGCGCAAGGTCCAGCGTCCAAATCTCCAGCGGTATCCATATGCCTTTACGATCCATGCGCGTTGTTTTGCTGGCGTATCATCTTAGGCGCTTTCAATAATATACGTTTTCATTTCATGCAGCAGCTTGCTCGCTTCTTTACTCATTGGGTGAGTTGTGTTTCTAAGGCAATCCTCATAATCCTCTTTGTCTGTCCATTGTGGATCGACTTTATTGTAATTGGCCTTAATATCAATCAGTGTTAGTTTCAACATTTCAGCCGCATAACAAAATGGAGCGCCTTCAATGTGCGTGCGTTGCTTTTGTAGATTCCTTGCTTTGTCGTCGTGTGGTAATTTTTGACTGGCCGAGCTTATTAGTTGCCCAAAATTATTTGCAGCCTCTTCATCTGTTTCTAGCTTTTTAATTGCGTCGGTTAATGCGTCTTCTATGGTTGCACGATATAAAGCCATCGCGATTCGACAGCTCATATCGTCATGTGTAAATTTTAAAATGTGTTTCATTGTTTTATGTTTTTGTTTATCTGCTCAATTGTTTCGGCTACTGCGTCAAATAGCTGCAGCGGCTCGACCTCATCGAGCTGTATGATCTGACCGCTGTGCTTCAATATTCCGGACGGGTTACGGAAGCAATAATTTTCAATCGTTCGCCGGCTTACGTCCAACTCCACGGCACAGCGTTCAATAGTTGTATAGTGTTGCTTTATAAACTCTCTCAGATTCATGGTATTCAGTTTTAATTTCATAGCGGATCCCCTTGCTTTCGAGGTCGTCCATGTATTGGATTGCGCTGCCATAGTTTTCGAATTTCACGCTGCTGTTATATGCCGGGACTTTGACGCAATAGTAAAGACGCTCAAAATGGGAAGTTTTGGCCATCGGGTGCAGGTTGTTGGGTTGGTGCTGGCTGCGCTGCGCCTTCAATTATTTCGTAATTCCAAGGCACAAGGCTCATAAATACAATCAACGGGGATGCTTCATCCTTCTGCCATTCGCTGCCGCGCACGTTGCAGCGTGCTTTGATTGTCTTGCCCTCAGGTAATGCAACGGCCTCATCTACATCGTCTTTGAGAAACTCCAGCGCTAAAGTCTGCGGGAATTTACCGTCCTGCACTTCAACGTGTACTTCGCATTTACGAAAGCCGCTTTCCCATTCCATCGGTTTGCAAACGCGCTTAATAACTCCCTCAATTATCAATTCCATGTTTTTTATAAGATTTAGTGAATTCTGTTTGTGAACAGTTTGGCAAATCAATCGCCCGCAACTGGTTTAATTTTAACCGCTCGAATATCTCACGCCAGCGGTTTGGCGTTGGGTTGGTGTCTATTATTTCATCCTCTAAACCGTCGTCGTCGTCCTTCATTGTGGACGTGCTGAGCAGCAGTAAAGCGTAATCTTTGACGTCTTCCACGTGTGCGGCTTGGTCGGCTTCCACGCTATCGAAAAACTCTTCAAGGCTATTCATCTATTTCGTCTTCACCGTAAACGCCAGCAGTGTAAAAGCCGGCAAGCTTCAAAATGGCACGAGATAAAGCGCGTTTTTCAGCCATGGCAATCGGGTACGCATTGCGGTTATTTGATTTGCTCGCCTCGCCAAACGTTTCAACCTTGCCTATTTCGCATTTTGCGTAGGCTTTAACGCAGTATTTTCCCTCTTTGGTGTCTGACCATTCGGGCACGGTAGAAAAGCGAACCTCGGCCTTTATTTTAGCCTGTAAATGTTCGACGCCTCGCCGCGTCATAATGACAAAGCCGCGCGGGTCTTTGTGGAAGTGATCCGGATGCATATCGTACTTCGCAGATAGCGCCCTGAGTTCGTCGGTGTTGTTCATTGCTCAAAAGTTAATGGTGTAACGTCGTAATTGACGAAGGGCGCGTAGCCTGATGCAAATCGCAAGCTGCTGAGGTTGTTCGACACGGGCACATCCACCACAACGTTAAACTGTTCCTCGATTAGATCCATGACGCGGCTGGCTTTCTCCCGGTGATTGGTTTCGTTTATGCCGTCAACTGCGACCAGCATATAAACGCCCTCACCCATGCAGCTGATGCCACCGGCCACAACATACGGCGCGGCCTCCATATCGCGCACCACGTTCTCCGGATCAAATCCAGCGCCTTGGTGCTTGCCGTCCACGTCAATCTGCACCAGACCGCTGTGCGTAGTGATCGCCTTTTGTTTGCGGTTGTAGAATACACCGTGCGGCATAATCGCCGGCAGTTGCTTCTTATTGTAGTCGTTGATCATTACATCGGGTCGAACGTGTTCCAGCCATTCGATGAGGTACACAATGCGCGTTTCGCGATCAAACGCCCCACGGCAGGAGCTGACTTGTATTGTTTCAATATTCATCGTTCTCGGTTTTGCTTTAGGTGCATTTTCATTTTGTCAATCAGGCGCAGAAACTCGCGTTCCTCGGCTAGGTCTTGCTGCCATTGGTTGAATGACTGCGGGGCTGTTACTTGTACGCTGGAGCGTACGCAAATAGGTTTTTTCATAGTTTCTCGTCTTGTTGTTTGTCGTGTTGTTCGTCGGCCTCTTCGTAATAGTCGCGACCTTCGTCTTCGTCGTCTGCTGGGTAGTCGTATCCTTCTCTCCACATGGGGCAATAGTACGAAAGAACATTCGTACACGCAAGAACTTTCGTAATTATTTTACAGGCACAAAAAAAGCCCCCACGTTTGGAGGCTCTTTAAATCAACTATGAATAATACAAAGTGCAGGGTAATCATCAAACCTGCACCGTTGCAAATCTACGACTTATTTCGCCGCTTTGTACGTCCTAACACAATCGCGTTAATGATCCGCTTTAGTACGTCCACAATTTTGTCGTCCTTTTCCGTTTCGGTGAGTGCGGTAACCGTGCCCGCTGCTGTCAAGATTGCCAGCGCAATCTCCGACCAATACATTTTTGCAAGTTCTAACATGGATCAAATGTACGCAAAAGCGTCAAAGCGGCATGAGGCAATTGATCGCCGTATGTCCACCGATAACAACGCCGCAACCTATCGCCTGCTTTTTGTAGTGCTTAGCATATGCAGCCGCGTACGTTTCGCGGTCAAGGCCGCAACCTACTTGCATACCAAATAATTTGGTACGATTACCAACCATCCACTCAACATAAGCCTGCGTGTGTATATGCCCCTGCACCGTGCTTTGTAGGTCGTTCTTTGCCTTTGTGCGTGCGGTCCCGCCTTCCCCGTGAATAAATTGCACGCCATCATATTCAACGCGCTCGCGCCAGTTCCATGACGTACCTAACACCTCATTAAAGGACTTAATCCAAACGCTGGGAATGGATGAGCTAAACGCCCTGCGCATTACAACGCGGTCATGATTTCCGATAATGCAGTCAGCCACCGGAAAAGCTATGCGCCATTTTTGCAGGTCTTCAATTGCACGCTCCAGCTCCGTCTTTGCGCTTTCCCCGTCCGGGTCGGTTTCGTGCCTACTAGTGGCGTGTGAATCGATGAGGTCGCCAATGAATATAACCTGATTGCACGCGTACTTATCATAGGTTTCAAGGCAAAACTCGAAATATCCTTCCTTTTCAAACGGGCAATGCAAATCACCGATAACGAGAATCCGTCGCTCTTTGTTGCGTAGGTAGTCCAGCGCTTTCTTTTGCTGGGGTGTGACTCGCGGGCGGATCGTGTTAATCATATAACCAAACTACGTCGGCATCCTTCGCCGGGTGGTCATCCACGTGCAGGAAATCCCGATGCACGCCAATGCGATTAAATCCAGCCTCGTATAACGCGCCAAGTATATACCCGCGTGTCCTGCTGTCTGTGCAAACAATATCAACCGCCAAGCCGTCAAGGTGGGCGCTGTCTTTTTTCCCTCCGCTTGCCCTATTATTTGCCGCACAGCGTACCCCACTGCTCACATGAAAAGCAACGCCCGCTTTATGGCGGGCATCGTCTAGCATTCTTAAAAAATCTTCGTCCATTATGTCGATACCGAGGCCCTCGGAATTGGTGCGGCATTTCTTGCACTTGCAATCAAATTCCTCGTATCTGAAATATCTTA